ACATGCAGTGATTCATTCCACAGGTGGTCAAATCGCCCACCGCTCGTCACATCCCATGAGCCTTCAACCCACGCTTTGCGCTTATTAGGGTCTTTGATGTTCATCAGCGTGGCGATGTATACAGGATCGAGATATGGGTTCTCTTTGAATGAGCCATGAATTGCTACGCGAGTAAGCGTAATCTCTTCATCCTGCTGCGTTTGTGGGTTTGGCACCATCTGCTTATCACGGATGATGGTTCCACGCGGCGCTGGGTCAATGAATCGCTTTTTAACCCATGTATGGCCTATGCCGAATGGGTTTGTGGTGTTGAAAGTCTCTAGCGGTATATTTGGCAACAAACTGCCGTCTGGCAGCGGGTAGTCTTGCGGCCTAAATGACGATCTCCGACAGGAGAACATAGATTCGTAGAAATCAGGATTTGGCTGCTTTGTTAGCTCGTTAAATCCGATAAACGGGAATTCTTGCCCATGGTAATCCCAGTAATCTTTTTCTTCTTTGCCGAACCTAAAAAGCAACTCTTCACCTGTTGGCCACACCCATCTCAGTTCTGAGGCAGAGTTTAAGAATCTCGCTCCATCACCAAACAACCGATACATACGTTTAGACTGCGTGATGATGTCTGCAAGGTTTTTATACTCGGTATCGAATATCACACCTCGCCAGAACGTGCCGTAGCCAGTGCCAACCAAACGACGAAATCTAGCCAACTGCGCCGCTGTTTTTCCGGGGCCGCGAGTACCCTCGAAAAGAATCTCATCACATGGGCAACTCAGAGACAGTGACTGCGATCCGGGTAACGGCTTCCAAACTACGTTGTAGCTCATTTGCCCAGTACCTCGCCTTGCTGTTTCTGTGCGATTGCCTCCCATGATTCAGCACTGTCGCAGGTTGGGACTGGCATGATGTTATGAGTAGCAGTGACCTTCTGATCAATCTGCTCTTTGAAAGCCATCACGGAAACATGCTTACCAAGTAGCTCCAGATTCTTAACCTTATCTGGCCACTTAATCTTCTTCATGATCCCAGCTAATTCTCTGCCGCCGTCCTCGCCAGTGTTCTCAAACATCTCGGCTAAGTCGAACCCTGAGATATATCGACGCCACGATGAAGGCCATTCGCTAACAGGCTTAAGCGATAAATCATCTCGAACAATATCGAGAACATCCATTTGGTCAATTTCTACCAAACGTCTCAAAACATAAGCCGCGTCGATGTTAACCTGCTCATTGCGTTGAGCTTTCAGTTGCGCGATGCTGTTCTGGATGTCAACTTTTGACAGCAGTTTGGCGGCGATGCGGTTTGCAGTCTTTTCGCTGTACCCCGCCCGAATAGCCGCTTGTGTGGCATTTAAATCGATGAGGTACTCGCGACAGAACATTTCTTGTTTGTCGGTGAGTGCCATTATATTTCTCTATATGAGGTGAGCACGAATGGGCAACTTCTCGATTCATGCTGGTTTGGTTAACGGCGATCTTATGCCGATAGTTAATGAAAACTTGAGCTCAGATGAGATAGTTACTGGTTTTACTGGTGATGATACTGGAGCACCGCCAAACTCTGTAACTATTAAGATTAAGACTGACTCAGGCAAACAAGTTGAGGTTGTTATCCCAAATAGCTCAGCGAGTGCTTATGTTACAGTTGATGGCTCTATGATTTAGTAAACTTGCCTACAGTAAGGGGAAGTCAGCCATCTGCTTTCTCTTATTCTTCTTCCTGAATGTCGCAGGCCATTAATGCTAAAGCTGCAACGGCAAATTCTTTTTTGCTGGCCTCTTTGAGTAGGCTAGATAGTTTATCTCTCAGCCCTAAAATCTCTTCTCGATCTTTCTCTTCAAGCCCAGAAATCATCCCTAGTATCGCAAGGCGCTGCATCTTTTCTTCTTTGGTGAGGGCCATGATTACTCCTGAGTTTCTTCCACTACCGGCTTGAATGTGATTTCACTCAACTCATCCGGCTGAATGTATGTCCATGAGCCGTCATGTTCTGCAATAGCAAATAGACCGTTAACCAGTCTTGGCTCTTTGGTTGTCATGACGCCTTCGTATGTGGTTCCGTCTTTCTTTGTTGCTTTGACGTTGTACTTATCAGCCATGAGCGAACATTCCTCTGATTTGTGAGTATCCGCCCTCGGGCGCCATGCGAACTTATGCTGCAATATCGTGTGCTCTCAGTGAAAACACACTGTATTGCTCCATGATTCTTCTGCCACGGTTCATGTAACCGCCATGAGAGCGAGTGGTAATCGCTCGGCATTGGTCGTTATTGATGTCCCTGTACGCTCGCGGCTAGGAGAAGCACCGGTTATGGCTAATACAGAGATGCTGCGACAACCCTACGCAATTTTATTTGGTTAGCCAGACTCGCCCCGCTTCGCAAAGGTGCTAACTGACTTACGGCTTACCCGTCAGCAAGAAAGTGATCACCTCCTACGGGGTTACACAATCTGTTTCCTTGTCGGGAGGAATTGGTAAGAGCCGTTGTGAAAGTGGCTCTCTATTCAACCAGCTCAATTCTGAGCCGGTTACGCCGCTTCGTCTTTCTTGGGCAGCCCTGGGATTACTAACTGAATCTTCTCTTGCATGTGGATCCGCTCGGATTCAATACGGCGCTTCTCGCCGCCCACGCCCCAACTATTCATAATTCTTGCAGCTGTACTAACGCGCTTGGTTTTGTGCTGATACTCCAGCTCAAGCTTGTTGGCCTCAGCAAAGAGGGAAAGTTTGCCCATCACGACATCGCGGAAGGTCTGGTAAACTTTCACCTCGAAAGACGCCGAAAGCCATGCAGCATACTTCAGCGCGATCAACTCATGGGCCCATGTCCCGCGATTGGAACCCCCATGAATAACGTCAAGTATCTGATTTTGTTCCAAAGTGTCTTTTAGCACTTTGGAAACCTCATCAACAAACGCTTGCACGCCGTCGGCACCAAGGAACTGGCTCGGAACTTGCCACTTTTTCGCCAGACCGCCTGCGATTGCTGCTCTATGCATATCGTTGAGGTTGTAGGTACCGAACTCGTTGCTTCTGACATGAACATTTTCTATTACGATGCTGGGATTGTTCATTCGCTGATTCCTTTTGGTGATAGAGCCTGTTCTCCAGATGTAGGCAGCCCAAGAGCGGTCAGCGATAACCACTGCCCTATCTCAAGCTCTACCCCGAAAGACTCTTGGTTTGTGCGCGGAGAATGCGCGGTTTACTGCGGGTATAAAAAAGCCCGACCGAAGTCAGGCTGTGTTTGTCTTTAATGGGTGACGAATCACTTCACTGTTTCGATGGTCGAGCCGTGAGAGTTCATCACGTAAACCTGGTCGCCCGGATAGATAAACTGGTAACGTAACCCGTCGAAGGCTCGTTTCTTCGCATGCTCTGGGCTTTCGAAGTCTTCAATCAGGACGGCAATGGCGTCATGGTCCAATACGCCGTCGCGCTCACTGACAATCAACTCCTCTTCTTGCAGTGCGGTTTTGCACTCTGGATCGGCATACACATCCGGGAGCCAGATAGCAAAGTCAGGGTTAGAGTGGTCATTGGTAAGCTTGAGGATATCGGCAAATCGCTCTGAGTCTGCGCGCGCCACTGTAAACGTAGGCAACTTGCAGATATGGGTTACGCCGTTGATGATGGTTTTTACTGTGAACATGGTTACTTCCTTCTTCGTCTTCTGGTTACAAAAAAGCCCCGCGCGATGGCGAGGCTTGGTTACTTCAGGCACTGCGTGTTGATGTAGTCCTGCAAATACCCAACCTGTTTCGTCACTGTGACGATTCGCTCTCTGAGGGTGAAATAATCCCGTTCAGCGGAGTCTGTAAGTCGGGGGCCGGAAGCATCGCCCAGGCTGCCGGTGCCTGCCGCTCCGTTCGCGGGACATTTTGCGTTGACGCGCAGCCCACACTTGCCATCACGAACGCAACGCTGCAAATCATCAAGCTGCTTTTTCGCATCAGCTAAGTCCTTCGTGTATTTGGCATCCAGCGCAGCGACATCACGCTGCCGGGTTGTCATGTCGGTGATGGTGGCATTCGCCATATTCAGCTCATTAACTTTATCGTCACGCTGTTTTTTATATTCAGTTGCGTTTGAGTGATAGCGATCGGTTAGAAATGCTAGAGCGGCGATGATAATGATGAATATAGGTGTCAGGTTAATCTTGCTCATTCATCCAATCCCCAGCACGCCAGCGCACTTTCCTGATCACGTCTCTCCACTTGACCATAACAGCCATTCTTTTGGCCTTTGGTCAGTCGGCAGTCACGTCCACCATCTTTAATCCACCAACGGATTGCCTCACACGCACCTTTCCGATCTCCTGAATTAAGGCGCTTATAGAACGTTGAAGGGAAACATTTACTGGGGCCGATGTTGTAAGGGCAGAATGATGCAATGCCGGCTTTCTGTGGTTCGGTAAGGGGGACGTGAATATTCCGCTCTACCCAAGCTAATGCCTTGTCGCGTTCTATGGCGTTTACTTGGTCGCATTTGGGCTGCGTTAACTTCATTCCCTGAACGACTGGCTTACCATCAACCATCGTTGCACCACGGCATATCGTCCAGATTCCACTGCCATCTCGGTACGCCGTTAGGCTGTTTCCTTCTTTCTCATTCAGAAACTGATCAAGCAATACCGGAGCCGATGCACCTGATACGATGAGGGTAATCATTGCCGCGCTTAATTTATTTCTCAGGGATGGATTCATTACTCACCCCTTGAGGCTTTGCGCCGGTCTTCTTTTACCTTGAAGTAGAGATTCGTTAGAAACGTCAGGAGGCCAAATAGCAGGCTTCCAAGAACGCCAAACGCTGCCCACTGTTCAGGTGAGAAGCCATCAAGGAGTTGTTTAAGCCAGAATAAGGCGCTGCCGCCTGACGCTCCGTAGGAAATACCTGTTGTGATTTTGTCCATACGTAGCATCGTCTCACCTCCCCGTAGGGTTAGGCGCTGTGTAATTAATTAGGGAATAGCGTTACCCGTATCCATGCCAGACAAGGAATGTGTGAGTGCGGTTGGTTGGTTTTGGATGACGCTAAATGCAAAAAGCCCCGAGCAGTTAACTCAGGGCTTTGAATTTGGGTTGCGGGCTTCATCTCAAGGCGGAAATGTCCCCTGCGTGCGATGTTTACTTATTTCCTCACTCCACAACTGTCATGAGCATTGCCAAGCACCACATCGTTGAGCCTTGGAGGTTATCGAATCAATACTCATGCAGTTGTGCAGCACACCAAACGCTCCGGTTTACCCTTCTTCGCTGAGTGATGTGCTGAAAACTAAAAAGGCCAGCGATTAAGCTAGCCTTTTCTTTGTTACTGCGCTCTTTCGCTTTTGCTCCCGAGCATGCATCAAATTTATACTAATGCTTGCCCTTTTGCTTTAGCTATTCGTGCTATTAAGTTGCTTGATGTAGAATTTCTTTCTCCATTTCTCTTTTAGATGAGTAATAGAGTTCCCCATCAAGAATATTTTCAGCCCATTCTATTCTATTGCGAGACTCTTTTGCTGATATCCCTTTAAATGCAGAAAGCGATCGAATCAGGTCTTGCGAGCTTTTGCGCCTACAGTATTTTAATCTAGCCATAGAACGAATCGGGTTATCTCTTCCTAACACCTTCGTTATCAGTCGCTCCATAAAGGCGGCATCATCTGATTCTTTGGCGAGAGCGATGATGTTGCCTGCTGCTGATTTTGGAATGATGATATCTCTGGCTCTGCGGTGTAGTTCTTCATCTCGATATCCTTGGGCAAAAAGCTCCGTGACAGTGCTTTCTATCTGCTTGCTTTTCTGTTCACTCCATTCGCATCGCATCATTAAGCGACCTATTACATTGACCTCTCCGCGTGGAGACTCATCGCCTCGCATATGATCACCCCAAACTCTTAGCATGTAGCGTATCCACTTCCGCTGGGAGTCGTTGATAGTTTTCCATCCATTGCCAAACAAGCGCCGCATATCCGTTTCACGACGTATGAATGCCAACTTAGATAGCTGCTCAATGTCATATCTATCTTGTCTCATCGCTTACCCCACCTGTTCTTCCCGCTGTCACCACGAGCTGTCATGAATACGCCATTCACTATTGCGTGGTGCTTGGCCTCTTTGTCGTTGAGGTATTTGGATATGGTTTCTCTGTTGATGTGCAGCCGTCGTGCTAGCTCGCTCTGATTGCCGTATGTATCGACTAGCATGTCGGGTATGGTTCGGATTTCGGCATTCATAGCTTCCCCTTATCAGCCAAAGCCAAATAGCGATCGCCCTGTATCAATGCGTAGCAATAACGAGCCCGAAGCGATCGACGTAGGAACCGTAAGCTAGGCATCATGAACACGGTGCTGATGATGCTTGCCGCCTGCTTGTTGTGTTCTGGTTTGATCACGCTGACTCCATGTAGACTTCAAGCGAATTCAGATATAGTCCGCCGAAGCTATAACGAATTTCATCGAATACGTTTTCATAGGTGGCATATGGAAAGAAGTTCAGGAAAAAGGTTTCTGCTTTATCACATTCCTCCATTAAATCTTCTGCACTGTTTGGCCTGATCACGAAAACCACATCATTGAAAATTGCCGCCGTTTCACATGGGTAAGTGATTTTTCTCACGCTGCCTCCAAATGTTGCTTTTCGATATCCCTCAATTTCTTTCTGTATAGCGCCCTGATGCCGTCCAGTTCTTCTCTGGTGTATCGGTGTTCCTCATTGTTACTTTCGAGCGCCATGACTCGCTCAAGCCCGATTTTCTTTATCAGGTTGAGTCTGTATGGACCTATGTCACCGGATTTGTGGACGTTACAGGCAGAACATTGAAGGTGTACGTTGTCTTCGTTAAATCTGAGTTGGGATGCCGCTTTCGTTGTCCTGAAATGTCCAGCGTGGAAACTGACTGCGTTCTTAGTTCCACAGCTAATGCACCCATTCCCTCTATCCCTAGCTCTGATGTAGTCGTTGAAAACTCGCTGAGTCATGTTTATCCAGTGAGATAACGGCTTTGCATCTGCTTTGCGCTTTCTCCAATTACGACGAGATTCATCCTCAGCTTGTTTTTGCTGATTCTCTTTCTGTTGTTTTTGGTATTTGTTAGCGCAGAGCGGTGAGCAAACTATTTGAAGGGGTCTATCGGGAGTGAATTTGGTTTTGCATATCGGGCATTTCTTTGGTTTCGGCTTTTTAGCCTTGATCACTATCACCTCCAATCTGGATAACAGTAAGTCCGTGACCAAACACTGCGCCAGTATCGATATAGCGCTGATTGAAGAAGTTCATCGGGCTGCGAGCTGGTGTGTGTCCGAAAATAAACTCATCTGCACCGATGATGTTGCAGCCGATACCATCCATGGAATAACTCACTCGCTCTCGACTCCAAACCACCTCCTCCTCATCAACACGCTTACCAAATACGTATTCGTTTGATGGGTAGTCTGCATGGGCTATTACGTAACGTTTGCTGGGGAAATTGACTTCGATAATCAGCGGTAAACTTTCTGCATGAGTGATTAATTCCTTAGCGAGAACCTCTTG